CTACTCATCAGCTTTTCGGCTCTCTGCAATCCGATCCATTTGCCACTTCGCTACCTCGGCGGAATCCCATGCAATCGCCTGCGGGCCTATGTGGATCGGCGCCGGGAAGGTCTTCGCCTTCACCGCGCGCAGGATGGTGCTACGCGACTTGCCGGTGACGCGCACGACTTCGGGCATCCGGATAAAAAGTTTCATTTCATTCATGTTCATGGTCTTTCCTTTCTTTGTAGACGATTTCTCAACTCGTAGCACGGGAGTGAAATTCCTATGGTGTTTCGTTTCATTACACAAGATTTTTTGAGTTCACTATCAATTAGTGGCTGTTGTCACTATTTATTTATTCCTTGGCACTATCCCAAGATTTTTTTTAATGTCAATATTCCGGTATGTCAGAGATCTACCGAAGCCAATTCAGGATGCCCATTTCCCTGTTCGAAAAACTGAAATTCGAGGCAGTGAAGGCTGGGCGCAGCATTAATGCAGAGCTGGTTGGGCGAATGGAATCCAGCTTCGACGTAAGCTCGAATGAGATTGATACACGCCTCATCCTCGAAGCGATCGAGCGTTTGTCTAAGCGAAACCGAGATATTCAATATTCATTTAGCGTAAATTTAGATGCCAAAAGCGCCGACAAATCTTCTGAAACGGCAAATGGCAACTCGCCTCTAAGTGTCGATCCTACTGACTCTAGTCCACCGGAGACGACCCCTTCATCGTAGAGAGCTATGCAGTTTTTTTGATGAAGGCCTCGCTCAAGCCTCGCCTCCGGTGCCGTTCTGGCGCTGGCCGGCGCGCACGCCGGCCCGGTAGCCTTTGGCGTAGGCCTGGCGCGGGTCCACCACCAGTGCGTGCGGCGCCTTGACCCAATACCACGCCCGGCGCGCGGCGGCGGCCACCAGGTTGAGCGGTACCGGCATGCACAGCGCATCGCCGGTGCGCCAGTCCACCACGGCCACGCCGTAGCCGGCCGGGATCAGCTGGCCCTCGGCCATGATGCGCACCAGCAGCGCCGCCTGCACATCTGAGCGGTGGTGCTCGTGGCAGCGCGGGCAGCACTCCCAGGTGCGCGCGGTGGCGCCGGCGGTGAGCTGGTACTGGCGCGGCGCCGGCCGGTGACCGATCAAGCTACAGAGCAATCTCTTGTTCATGCTCGGCCCTCCACCAGCTGCAGGTGCGCCAGCTCGCGTGCCACGCCGTCGGCGGTAGCTGCGCACCGGTGAAGGAGGGCAGCGCGCTCGTCGGACCGCACCGCCGACATGGTGCTCAGCATTGCCGCGACCAGGCCGGCCAGCGCTTCGAGGCGCGCCACTTCGGCGGCGCATTCTTTCGACAGGCGGTTCAATTTCCACCTCTGGCCGCCAGGCGCTGCGCGACATCGTTGAGGTCGCTGATCTCAGCTTCGGCGCGGTCGGCCAGCATTTTCAGCGATCCGATGGCCAGTATTTTGAGCTGGTCGCAATGGCTCGGCGAGAAGTAACCGCCCGTCTCCTCGTGATCCCGGTCCAATTCCGACTCCTGCACGATTTTCAGGGCCAGCTCGGCGCCGCGGCAGACGCTCATGGTGAGGGCGATGAATTCGGCGTGGGGATTACCCTTGAGCTGCGGGACCAACCAGCTGAAGCTCTGATGCTTCGGCACGTGCACCGGTGGCGCGGCCGCGTCGTCTGCCGGCGGGACAAAGCGCGCGTTCATTCCGCACCCCGCACCAGGCTGACGCCGTAGAAGTAGCCGACGACTGCAGCCAGCCGCGCGCGGCTGCCGTCCGTGAAGTCGTCCAGGTGAAGCAGAGCCAGCTCGATGGTAATGTCCGCCGACCAGGTGCCGCACGCGACGCTGATGCACCCCGTCTGGCTGCCGGTGCCCAAGTCGGTACCGGTAAAGCGCAGGAGCGGCTTGAGGCCGTCGCGCAACTCCAAGGGCAGGCCATCGGCCGCACCGAGCGGCTCCCACTCGCCAGCATTTTCGATCCGGGCCGACTCCCACGGCGTCACAAAGACCTGGCCCAACCAGTCGGCGTTGCCTTCGAGGCGGAACATGTTGATCACGCGCGGCACGTCGGCGAAGTCGACCGCATGCCAGAGCGCGCGGCCGTCCGGGCCGTGGATGTCGCAGCGCTGGTTTGGCGCTGGGATGTCGTCGGCCAGCAGCACGACGTTGCCCACGCCGGCAAGGGCCATCGGCGGAACGAAGCGGGCGTTCATTGGGCACCGCCTTCCATGTTAGCGAGGAGGAGGCGCGCATCGGTCACCGATTCCTGAACCAACACCGCATTGCGGTAGGCCGCTTTTACCAATGCGTCCAGGCGCAGGATTACATGTGCCACTTTCAGATCGTTGCTCTCAACTGAATCCAGTTGCTCGAAGCAGATTTCGCCAAGCGTTTGCGCGGCCAGCGCCTGCGATTCGATGTCGCCAAGGTGGTGCTTGATTTGCGACAAGTGCAAGGTTGTGTTTACAACATTTACTTGCTCATTTTCGGGACTGGTGTTAACCTTCGTTTTCTGGTTCATATGTGTCTTTCGATAAGGTGTGTTGATCCACGCGGCCTTGGAGCTCTCACCCTCCATGGCAGTCGTTTCTGGTAGCGCCAGTACGGCACTGTTTGTATCGGAAGGCTGGCTCTCACCCCAGTCTTCCGATTAGTTTTCAGCAGAGCGGTAATTCAGCCCTGCGGAGATCTAGCTCAAACGTCTAAGCTTCCTTCACTTCATGCGACGCCTGCTCGCGTTTCATCGCTTCCCGCACAATCTCAACAAGCTCAGCGTTGGCCGTTCTGAAATTGCGTTTTGCCCGCTCTTTCACCCAGTCCATCATCGGCTTCGGGATGCGCATTTCACCGCGCCACATTTCGACATCGAGTCGTTTAGACATTCTTCAATCCTCTAATGATATGGCTAATAGCCACTATTAATATACGCCACCACAGTCCGACCGGCAAGGCGTTTATGGCTCATAGCCAGCATTTATGTTGCTGGCGAATGACGGTATGCTCCATCGCCATGACCACCGAAAAAAAACGCACTCCTCAAGACGCAGACAAATTCATCGTTCGTCTGCCGTCCGGTATGCGCGAACATATCGCTGATGCAGCTGCAAAAAGCCATCGAAGCATGAATGCGGAGGTGATCGCTCGCCTAGAGCGCACCTTTCGATGGGACGAAGTCGATCACCCGCACCCCGCCGAGTTGACGGCCGAGATCCAGTACTCGGCGGCACGTCTGCAGGATTTGATCCGCGAGTTCGCTATGCAGCAGGTAGATCCGGATCGAGGCGCCCGAGCACCAGTCGAGGGCATGGTCGATGACGACGATATCGAGCTCTGGCCGACGGCGATGCCTGAGCGCACCCACAAGCGCAAGGTGTAGCCCAACATCGGCTGTCAGCGGTGACAATGTGCGATATTTCAAGCAGTAAACATATCTATACTTTGTGGAATTGCCGATTCCCGGCTTCAACCTATCGGATTCCAGATGACCACCGACTTGAACCTCATTACCGCTTTTCGAAATGAAGCCGTTTCCGACCGCCAGATTGACGAGCTGATCGGCATCATCAAGGGTGTGCTTGCCGACGGCATGGTTTCGCAAGGGGAGGTCGAGTTTCTCATTTCGTGGATGGAGGCCAACCGTCGCGCCGCGAACCTCTGGCCGGCGAAAGTCCTGTACCCGCGTTTGCTTTCCGTGATGGCTGACGGGAAGCTGGACCTGCAGGAGGAATCGGAGATTCTTGAACTGCTGACCAAAACCGTCGGCGGCAACACCGCTCCCCAATATGGGAACGGTAGCGACAGCACGCGTCTCCCGTTCACTGAGCCTGCCCAACCAATTCAGTTCTCCGGCCAGCTTTTCTGTTTCACCGGAAAATTCAACTCCGGCCTCCGCACCTGGTGCGAGCAGCAGGTCACGGACCGTGGCGGCATTGCCTCGGGCACGATCACTAAAAAGCTGAACTATCTGGTGATCGGCGACATTGGTAACGACAACTGGCTGCATTCGACTCACGGTAGAAAGATTGAAAAAGCCATCGAGTACAACGCTGCCGGCGGCAACATCTTCATCGTTGGCGAGGAGCACTGGCACGGCCACCTATAGGCTCGAGGACTAGCTGCCGATCAGCTGCAACTGGCCGCCTGGTGGCCTCTGCGCCGCTGCGCGCACGACTTCGACGACCGATTCGTACCAGTCGATCTGGTCGCCCACGTGCTTGTTCTTTGCCTGGAACGGATGCACTTCGCCGTGCGCCATCCCGGCCTCGGTGAGCACGTAGCCGCTCTCGCTCTTCCGCTGCAAGCCGAGGTCGATCAGGATCTTGTTCACGCGGATCGGCGACAGCTTCGGCGCCAGGCGCTTGCCTATCTCGGTCGGGTTGAGCTTCACCGATTTGTCCAGCGCCTCGGAGGGCAGGGCAGTGCCGAACTGTGTCGCCGGAAGGCCGGTTTGTTCCTCGATCATGCGCAGCTTGATGGCGGCCACGACGTCGGCCCGCGTGCCCGGTACCTTCGCCACCATGTTGCCGATGAAGTCGATCGCACGGACGTCGGTGAGCGATGATGACAGTAATGGACGGATGCGCTTTGTCGGCGCTCCTGGCACCGAATAGGCGCCGGTGCGCCGGATCGACGGCAGCACGTTATGGGTTACCCAATGCTTAAACCGTTTCGCGACATCCTTGGTTGCTCCCATGGTCAGCGCGTAAAGTCCGGGCTCGTTGATATGGTTCGCCAGCTGCGTGCGGCCCATTGAATCGATGGCGTCCAATTTCTGGACGTCATCCTCTTCTACGTGGGTTTCGAGCGCTTGGCGGGAGTTTGCGAAGCCAAGTGCCGCGCAGACGTCGCCGGCATGGAACTGCAATTCGCCGCCAATTTCGACCACGCGAACTGAATGGCCTTCGAAGTCGAACGGGTTGGGGATTAGGTCACGTGCGCTCATTTTTTCCTCTGTGGTGAGTGTGGTTTTGCTTCGGTGCTACTAGTGCTAATTTTATTGCTCGGCCAGGTGGCTTTTCCAAAAGAGCGTTATTTGAGCTTATTCAGGCGGTATTTGACGGTATTCGACACTTAAGGCTCTCAAGTGCCCGTAACTCGAATTTCCCTGTCTAAAATCAAATACTTAGAAGTTCGGCGGATGCCATATCCGCCTTTGCTTCGTAGGCGTTCTCATCGGCGTTCTTGTCGTGGACTAGACCTTGCCACTCTTCGGTGTTGCCTCGTTTGTCCCGGCGTCTTCGATGCTGGAGTACACCTTGCAGTGGTCGTCGATCGCGGAACCATAGCCATCGGCGAAAATAAAGAAGTCGGCCAAGCTGGAGAAGTCCTTGGTGACCTTGCCGTTGGTGACCGCCAAGCCATACGAAGCAATCTGAATCGTCCAACCGTAGCGGTCTGCAATCTTCAGCGCCGCCATGAGGTTGGCTGCGCCATCTTTTGAGTCCGCCGTCAACAGCAGGTTCTTGTTGATGACGGCGCGCTTTCCTTCATCCTCCCCGTTGGAGTAGCCCCACAAATAAATGTGAATCATGTGCGCCGGCTTATTGTCAAAGATCACTTCGTGACCTTGAATCAAATCCAGATTGGCACTGTTCACACTGCTCTCGTGCACTTCCATGCCGAGCAGGGCGGCGTAGCGCCGGGCCTCGGCATGGTGATCGTTCGCGCGGGCGACCATTTCCTCATAGGTGGGCGGTGCGAATGCGGCGCTGGCGCCGGCCGCGATGTTGCTGGTGCTGGACATACTTTTCTCCTGGTGGTGGTTGGTGGACACGATGGTAGGCTGGGCGGCCAGGCGTGGTTGCAAAATTCCCGGCGCCGCTCACTGGTTCGGCGCGTTCGGGGCGACGCGAATCAACTCGAACATTGCTGCGTCGCCGCCGACTGCGGCGGTTACGTCGATGGCCATGCGCAGCGTGCGCGCGGAAATTCCGACTTGAGCCAGCAGGGTGGTGAACACGTCCGATTGGGCGAAGCCAGCGCGGGCGGCGCCGGCAAGGATCTCATCGGCGCGCTCGCGCAGGCCTGGCGTCGGGCTTTCCTTGGGGTCGTATGCATAGCCGGCCATCATCAAGAATGCGGCGGCAGCAGTCATGTCGTAATGACCGTCTCTTTTGGAGAAGTGCTGCTTGAGCAGTGCTTGGTCGGCGCGGCGGCCGGATGGAGTGTTGGTCGTGCTGCTGGTTGACATGTTTGCCTCAGTTCGGTTGGACTGAGACGGACTATAGCAATATGCTTTTGGATTATCAATAGCAAATTGCGCTAAATTTTGCTTTTTTAGGAAAAGCAAGGGAAAAAAAATCCCCGGAGCCGGGGACTTATGAGGATCAAATGTGGTTTGTTTCTCGTTTCACCACGCGCCCGATGATGATGCATTCACCATCGCGGCAGCCCTTCGGGCGATATTTCTGCTGGTCCCGGTTGTCGGACGTAAGCCACCATTCACCGCGATCGCGCGTCATGCGCTTGATGACGGCCTCACCCTCGTAATTCACCGCATACACGCCGCCGTCCTCGATCTTGGTGTCGCCCGTATTCACAATGACCTGGTCGCCTTCGTACAAGTTTGGCTCCATGCTTTCGCCTTTTACTGAAATTGCGAGGAGCTGGCCCGGCACGTAACGATTGCGGTCTACCCAGTTTTTGGCAACCATCAGGGTGCTGCCGTCGTGAATTTCGGGGATAGTCTGAAACCCGGTGATGCCAGCAGAGAGGCGCAGCTTTACCTTGGGGATCATGTAAAAGTCGGGGTCGTCTGCATCGACTATGCGTACTGGCACCGCGCCTGGGAAGAGGGCGTGTGCGCGCTCCGACGTCATCGGATCGTCCGGCGCGGATGCGTGCTCACGGTCCATCCAGCCCTCCTCTTTTCCGCATCCTGCTTCGAGCTTCCGCGCCAGCGCGTCGCCGACACCTCGTGGGGTGCCGGTGCTCGACTTGGCGCCGTTCAGTATCTGGCTCAGGTACATGGGCGCTGTGCCGGCGCGACGCGACACTTCATCCGCAGTTCTAAATTCGCGGACAAGTGAGCGGAGGTTTGCAATTCGGGTTTCTTTTACGGTAGCCATTCCGGCATTTAATAGCAGATTGCTTTGATTAGCAAGCAAAATTTGCTATTGCGCTTGTAAAAGCAAATTGCTATAGTCGTGGCCATGAAATTACACGACTACCTCACCCAGCAACGCGGTCGCACTGCCGACCTTGCCCGAGCAATCAAGGCCCACTATCCGGACGTTGCGCGTTGGGCGGCCGGTACGCGCGTCATTCCTATCCGGTTCGGCATTCCGATCGAGCGCGCCACCGGCGGCTTGGTCACACGCCAAGAGCTGTTCTCGGCGGATATCTGCCGGGACGTGTGGCCGGAACTGTCCACTACCCCCGCCGAGGAAACCCCATGACCCAATCCTATAAAGCTGCTGGCGACGAATATACTTTTCCGATGTACTCGGTTTCCGCTGGCGTCATCGCCTCGGCGGCTGGCCAAGAGAAGCTGGCCCAGCTGCTGCAGCGCGGCCACGCTGTAATCGGACACATTTTGCACAAGGATGGACAGTACGTGCTGCTCGACGGTTCGTGCCGCTGGCTCACCAAACCGCACTACCAGCGGCTGATGCACGAGCAGGATGGCTCTCTGTTCGGGGGCGCCGACGGCACTGCCGAGGACGCTGCGCAGCTGCGCGCCCGCATGCTCGAGCTTGCCGGCGAAGTGGCAAATGCGCGCGCGAAAGCTACGCGTGACGCTGCCGCCGCAGACCAGCGCCAGGAGGCGGAATTGGCGCTGCATGATCAACTGCACAAAGCCACCGCGCGCAACCGCGCGCTCGAGCATCAGGTGCTGGCATTGTTCGGCCCGGCCGCCACGCCCGCCGACCACGGCGCCAAGGTGCGCGCCGCCATTGCCGAAACCCGCACCGTGTTCGAAGGCGAGCCCATGGCCATCGAAGCGCTGAATTACATCGAGCGGGAGCTGGCCGCCGGCGCGCCGGTTCTCGCGCAAACGGGAATCGTCTCCGGCACCGCGAATGCAAGCATCGCGAAAGAAAGCCATATGCCGCTTGGCTCCGCGCCAGCGCCAGCGCTGGTTGCGGGCAGCGAGTGGCCGGCCTGGGCGCGTCAGCTCGACAAGGTGGCTGCCGAGGTGCGACAGATTGAAGGCGCTACCGGGAAGGTGTTCGGCCAGCTGGCGACCATCCTGGGCGCCGTCGGCGCCAATGTGTTCGACCAGGCCGCCACCGCGATGGCCGCCGAATCTGCCGAGAAGTTGGCCGATGCCGAGCGCAGTGTCGCCGCGCGCGCCAGCGCCCCGACCGTCAGCAAGCTGGTGGTGGATGTGGATACCACCCAGCTCGACGCCGCGCTGGCGAAGGCCGAGCGCCTGCGGGTGCTGCTGGCGGACTTGGCGCTAAAGGGCTGAGGCGCCGCCATGCTGAAACACGAAGCCACGGGGCCGGACGCCGCCGGTGAGTTCCAGGTCACCTACCAGACCCCCGGGTGTGGCGTTCCCACGGTTGCCTGCTGCGGCATGCGCACCCGTGGCGCCGCCGACACCGAGGCCAAGCGACGCAACGATGCGCAGCTGAATCGTGAGCGCGCCGTGCAGGCCGATGCCATTGCGCGCGGCCTGCGCACGATCCACCCGGATCTCGAACAGCAGTAACGATCACAAACGGGGCAGCGGATGCGCATCCGCGATCGGTGAATCCAGCCCGCCGGTCAAGCCCCGACCCTACACAGTATGGCTGGAGGAGGTTGGAAGATGGGCAGTACCAAGCAAATGGAAGTGGCAGGTCGCAAGTGAAGAGGCCGTCATTTCAGTTTTACCCCGCCGACTGGCGGAACAACTCCAAGCTGCGCCGCTGCTCCGAGGCCGCGCGTGGCGCCTGGGTGGACGTCATGTGCGTCCTGCACGATTCCGACGAATACGGCGTTTGCCGCTGGCCGTTGGAAGAGCTCGCGCGCGCCGCCGGAGTGTCGCTGAAACTGGCGCGCGAGCTGGTTGCCAAGGACGTATTGAAGGGCGCCGATAAGAACGCCGCCGATTACATCTTCACACCACGCCATGCTGGCAAAGCTGGTGAGCCTGTGGTGCTGGTCGTTGCAGGGGCGGGACCGTGCTGGTATTGCAGCCGCTTCGTGCGCGACGAATACGTGCGTCTACGTCGGGGCCAAAGCACTCGATTCAGCGAAAACAACCAACCACCCAAGGGTGGCGCGAGCGGTGGGCCCAACCCACAACCAAAGGATGGAGACACGGGGGAACCGAAATACCCACCAAACCAAGCACCGAAGCAGTCACCAAAGCCCCCCATTGGTGGGCGGCATGGTGACGGCCCTACATCTACATCTACATCTAAGAACATAAATACCCCCATACCCCCTGACGGGGGCTCGTCGTCTCGCAAGCGATCTGCGATCTCGTTCCCGGCGTTTGTCGCGGAGTGCAGGGCGGCCGGCGTGAAGCCGATCCCCGATGACGACGGGGTATTCCGCTATGCGGAGCAGGCCGGGATACCGCATGACTTCCTGCGCTTGCAGTGGCTCGAGTTCAAGGACCGCTACTCGCTCCCGGACGCCAAGCGCTACAAGGCTTGGGCGACCGTGTTCGGCAAGTCGGTGCGGGGCAACTGGTTCAAGCTCTGGTACGCCACGAACGAAGGCACGTATGCCTTGACCACCACCGGCATACAGGCCGAAAACGCGCACAAGGAAATCGCATGAACATGTCGGACCAGCAATACCTCGAAGACCACACAGCGGCCGTCCGCGCCGAGCAGGCCGTGCTGGGCGGGCTGCTGCTCGACAACGACGCGCTCGACCGCATCGACCTGGTGTCGGCGAACTTCTACCGCCCGGACCATCGCCTGATCTTCGAGGAGATCGTGCGTCAGGTGGCTAGCCGGCGCGCCGCCGACCCGATCACCGTTTTCGAAGCCCTGGGCAGCAAGGTCGAAGACTGCCTGCCGTACCTGACGAGGCTGCGCGCCTCGGCGGTCAGTTCCGTGAACATCGGGCGCCACGCCGAGATCGTGAGCGACAAGGCCCGCAAGCGGGCGCTGGGCGTGCTGGCCGTGGAAATGCAGGAACTGGCCCACTCGTTTCAGCCGGCGGCCGTGTGCGTGGATTTGGTGGCTTCCAAGCTCGAAGCGCTGGCCCAGCAGAAGACGGATGAGGAGCCGAAGTTGATGTCGGAGACCCTGGGCGAGTACCTGGGCGTGCTGCAAGCGCGGCTGAACGGCGAGATCAAGCCTGTGGCCACCGGCCACCGCGACCTCGACGACCGCCTCGACGGCGGCCTGGAGCGCGGCACGCTCACCGTGGTTGCTGGCCGGCCCGGCATGGGCAAAACCGCTTTCGGCCTTGGCATCGCTCGGAACATCGCCCGCGACGGCGGCGTCGCGCTGTTCCTGAGCATGGAAATGTCGCGCACGCAGGTCACCGACCGCAATGTTTCCGCCATCGCGCGTGTCCCGCTGGGCTGGCTGCGCAAGCCTGGGGAGGGGCGCCTCGACACCCCGCACTGGGATGCGGTTACGCACAGCGTCGCCGTAGCGCGCGACATGCGCCTGTTCATCGACGACAAGACCGGCTTAAACATGCTCGAGATCCGCGCCAAGGCGCGCAGCGTGAAGCGCAAGGCCGGCGGCCAGCTGGACGTGGTGGTGGTGGACCAGTTGAGCTTCATCACCGGCGGGAAGGCCGAAAGGGAATACATGGTGATCGGCGAATACACGCGCGCCCTGGTGGCGCTGTCCAAAGAGCTAGACACCGCGGTGATTTTGCTCTGCCAGCTGAACCGCGACTGTGAAAAGCGCCCGGACAAGCGCCCGCTGCCGTCGGACCTGGGCATGAGCGGCAGCATCGAGCAGGACGCCGCGAACATCATGCTGCTGTACCGGGACGAGGTGTACAACCCCGACTCGAACGATAAGGGAATCTGCGAAGTGAACTCGGCGAAGCAGCGGCAGGGCCAGCCCGGCACAGTCGCCTTGGCTTACATCGGCAGCCAGACGCGGTTCGAGGATTTGCAGTATCCATGGCGCAAGCACGTGCCTGAGGAAAAGCCGGCCCGCAAGAGGAAAGGCTTTGAATGATAACCACCAGAACCAGCACCAGCACCACCAGCACCACCAGCACCACCAGCACCACCAGCACCACCAAACCAAAGCCACAGGGAGCAGTAACAAATGGAACAGCAATCGAAGGATCTTCAGCGGCTGAGCAAGGAAGGCGCGAGCATGCCGTGCCGCGTGCGCGCGGCGCTGGCCGCCGCACCTAACCACCGACTTCAGGGCTACCGTCTGGCGGCAGCTGCAGGCATCAGCACGCGCGACTTCAACAAGCGCGCGGCCGAGATGGTGGCTCGCGAGTACATCAGCCGCGAGAAGGTCCGCGATGCTGGGCACGCGTACTACTGGTACAGCCTCGACGACGCCCAGCTCCACCGCGCGCGCTTGGTGGCCGCGCTGGCCAGCGCCGAAGCGACGGCCACCGGCGCGCTGGTGGTCGAGGAGGTCGATCTGTCCGGGCGCTTGAACTTCCTCCGCAAGCTGAACGAACAAACCGTGTTCAGCGGCCATGCCGTGCTGACTGCCATCATCGGAGATTACGAGCGTACCGCGCGGCTGCGCAAGGCAGCGGCGGCGGGTGCGCAAAAAGAGCGGGCGGCCCGGCGCGCCGGCGCCTGACGCAGCACCAACAACTGAAATACAGGGAAACCATGAGCAGCGTGATTCAGAAATACACCCGAGCGCTCGGCGCATCGAACCTGCGCGACGATGCGCAGCACCACCAGACCGAGGTGCTGGCGGCTGCCGCGCTGTGCCGCGACCTGGGCACGAAATTGTTCCGCGTGAAGTACGCCGGCGACGCCAGCAGCTACTCGGCGCTGCTCGACGCCTGGCGCGAGATCGTGAAGACCAAGGCAGCTCACCGGACGTGGCCGGCTGACGTGAGCCCAGCCAAGGTGGCGCGCCTGTCGCTCGATCACTGGCTGAACGACGTGTGCCCGGCCTGCACCGGGCGCGGCTATGAAGCGGTGCGTGGCCAGCCAACGGTGCTGTCGGACGTTGCATGTCGAGCCTGCGCTGGCGGCGGCACACGCGCTGTGCAGGCCCAGCACAAGCTGCAGCACCTGGTCGAGGATATGGTCGAGGCGCTGAACGCGATGTCGGCGCACGCCGCTGGCCAGACAATGAAGCGGCTAGCTAAGGAGGTTGAATTTTGAGAATTTAGGATCAGTAGGCATTGGGTTAAATTGCTGAGCGCTCACTAAACGCTCAGCGCGCTTCAATTTAATTGAGGCTTTCGCACAATGGTAAGTTCCGAACAAAAAAGCCACAGAAACTGGAGCTAGAGCGAACACGAATTGAATTGAAAGTTGTTTCCATGTCCATCCAAGCAGTGGAAGCACCGCAATAGCGTAGCTTAGGCCGAATCCAATCAGGTATAATTTTTGCAACCTATCTCGTCTGGATGGTTTGGCATACATAGGCCTAAAATCTATCTGATATTTACTATTGCCGGGTGTGTAGATGAGGAGGTCCCGAGCTATAACGTAATCACTGAGTACGCTCTCATGATTTTTGAAAGTTAATAGAAACTCAATTTCCTTATAGGGAATAGAAGTGGTCCCGGCTATAGCGTGGAAACCCTTCTGCCGAGCGTGCGGATGCATATCAGGAGTAGCATCAAGATCCTCAAAGAACGTTTTTGCGAACTTATACTCCTCGCGAAGGCTGTTGCGACTGCCGAAAAAAATTTCTTTGTTAGCCCGCCAAATCAGGACCAATCCACCCACAAAGGATGTTACTGCAGCAGCTATTTTTGCGATTTCATAAAAGTCCAATTTGTTATTCGCCTGAAATGTAGGGTTGCACTGTGTGTAAACACAGGTATATAATCGTTGCACTGCGCGCCTTGTGATTCATCCGGCCGCATAACTTAGCAGCGCGCACTTGCGCAAAGCGGGGCAGCGGCTAACCTTGAGCCGAGACCTTAATCGGGTCGTCACGCCTTGAGATTTTACGTTGCCCACTTCGCAGATAGCCCTGGGGCACATCGAAGCCCGCCCCGAAAGGATCGCGGGCTTCTGTCATTTCTGAGCTTGGATTAGACGAGCGAGACGTTGAGCGATTTGCCCAGCGCCTTCGCTGCCTGCTCGACGAATTCAATTTTTGACGAGTGATCCAGATCAAATAGGCGGTCTACCTGCGGAGTGTGCACGTCAAGCAGTCGCGCCAGGTCGGCCTTGCGCATTTTGCGTGCGTGCATCTCGTTCCACAACAAGACCTTCGCGGTTTCAAGCGCCGGCAAGGCGACGACGGCATCGCCGGCGCTCGCTGGCGATGGCAGCGGAACAGGGCGACGCTCATCGAAATAGATCGACAGTGCGGTTTCCAGCGCATCGACTGCCTGGATCATCGCGTCTTCTTTATCGTCGCCGACCGAGTTCGCTTCGGGGAAATCAGGAAAGCCGACCAGGAACGTGCCGTTCGTGTCGGGGGTAAGGGTAATTGGATAATTCAGCATTTTGATGCTCCTTGGGAGGGATTAAGTAGATAGTGCTACTTACTTAGGTAGTTATTTTATTTGCTTTATTTCAGGGACTCATACAGCAAGATAGAAAACCCCTTTCGGGGCTTTCTTACTTCAGACCAAGGTCTTTCTTAATCTTCTCAACCAGCCCCGTCCCTATCTCTTTCGCTCCATGGTCCGGGAAGACTGTTGATCTGCCATTAAGAAGTACCTTGTGATGGCTTCCTTTGCCCGGGGTGATTACCGCACCCTGTTTGAGCAGCCAACGCCGGAACTCGCTGTACTTCATACATCCCCTTATGTGTGTCAGTGGTTCGATAATACAACACAAGTGTTGTATTATCAAGGGTATTTGAAACATATTTGTTGTTATTTGAAGGCGCGCAATGACTGAGACTACCCGCCCGGCGAAGCAGACCATCCGCGAGTATCTTGAGCGCCGCACGCACGCACCGCTGGAGCCGTCGCCCACGCCCGACGAGATACGCCGGCTGCTCGGCTGACACCTGATACCTGCGCTGCGCCAGCCAGACCGCGACGACCGCGACTGACCTGGCCAGCACCACCGTTCCCTTGTTGGACCCTTTGCCACCGTCTGTGATTCCCGCTGAGCTATACGGCGGTGGCCTTTTTATTCAAGGTAGCTATGCCAAGTGTTGACCTTCGCGGCATCTTCATCCTGGGCGCATTGCTCGGTACCGCGTTCGCGGGCGTCATTGCCGGCGCCTTGGTGCTGGCCTGGCCGCATGTGTGGGGCTGGCTAAAGCCGCTTTTGCACGCGGCGACGACATGAAGCAGCACCACTACCGCGACCTGATCCGCCGCGCCGTGCTGTCCAACGACGGCAAGCAGCTCGATCTGCTGGCCGTGCAGCTTAACGATGCTCAGCGCGCCCGCGAGATTCTACGTGCCAAGGGCTACGGCAACACCGGCACGAGCGCCAGCGCCACAGCTGCGCAAGTGCCGAACGCGCCGCGCAGTTAATTTCAATTCGCAACACAAGCTGGCCGCCCTGAGCGGCCGTTTTTATTTGAGGTACACATGACCGTTCGCCTATTGAAGCCGTACGCCCAGCGCCCAGCCAACGCTATCGTCACCTTTGATGCTGGCGTGGAGGTTGGCCTCATCGCTGCCGGCAAGGCTACGGCCGATTTGACCGGGGGCGTGCGATATTTTATGCCGCGACCAGGTTTGGTCTTGCAGGCCAAGCAGGTTGCGGTGGGGGCGGTTGCCCTGCAAGCGGAGGAGCAGACAACGATCACACTGCCGGAGGGGCAGGTGCTGCTGATCAGCGCGGCTGCTTCGACTGCGGGAGCGGTGTCGCGCGCCGGTAGTTCCGATACCTGGTCGGTCGCTGCTGGCGCGCTGGCGCCGATCGGGCCGTACGCCGGCATGCAGCGCTTTTTGATTACCTGCACCACCGGTGCGATTGCTGCCACCGTCCGCGAAGCTGTGCTTGCCGCAACGGGTGCCGCTGTCGCGACCATTGCCGGTACAGGTGTTGTTGGCCAGCCGCTGACAGCGACGCTGCCAGCTGGCGTTGTCGGCACGCTGCAATTTACCAAAGCGCTCAAAGCATCGCCGTTCACGAAATCGAATATCTCCGGCGCCGTGGCCAACGCCGTCAACAGCTTGAGCTACACGGTCCAGGCGGCTGACGCGCTCTACAACATCGGGTGCGATGCATCGAGCACGGTGGCCTCGTCGAATGTAATTGCTGCGCTGGCCGGGGCTGCCACGGCCCCCGGCCAGCCGGCGAAACCAGTTCTGACTGCTATGGCTGGCGCCGTGAGCGTCGCGTGGACGCCTGGCGCCGCAGGCAGCACAGCTACCACCGGGAATATCTGGACCGACATCAACGGCAACGTCACGCAGCTGACGACGAATCCGCAGACGATCACCGCTCCGGCCGGCACGCCGTACACCGGCACGGTATCGACCGTGAATGCGCAGGGCGCGGGGCCGGCGTCAGCGCAGGCTGATGCCGTCACGCCCACTGCGGTGCCAAGCATCGTGCCGTTCGACAGCACGGCGGCATTTCCCGCTGGCCAGCAGGTCACGTATGCCGGCGGCCTGTACACGTTCACCGCCGCGCATCCTGCCGGGAACTGGACCGGTGCCGACGTGACGTACAACGGCCAGAGCGGCACCCGCGCGCTCAACACCGTGGGCATGAGCAAGCCACTCGGCGTGGTTAGCTCGTTCACGTCCGGCGGCATGGACACCACCACGACGACAGCCCCCAGCGGCTCGCGCGGCGGCAAGTGCCAGATGGAGGCGCCGTTCACGAAATTGCGCGTGATGCGCTACCAGCGCGAGGCGGCGCCTACCCGTGGGTTCGCGATTTCGGTCGCCTCGACCGAGACCGACAGCGCGTCGAGCATTTCGAATGCTGTTGATCCGATCGTCGGCGGCGTGCCGTACAGCGTTCCTCGCGCAAGCTCGCCGTACGGCTTTGCTCGCGCGACCTGGAACGGCCAACCCCGATCACCAGTGCAGCCGCCTGCCGGCGTCAGCTCGCCAGGGCAGGGCTACGTCACTCATATGAGCACGGCGATCTCCGACTGGGTGGACTGCGCCAGCGTGCCGCCGCTCAACAACAAACTGCCGATGGTCGTTTTCCGATACAACGGCTTGGCCAATGCCGGCGACGTGGGCTCAAACGCCAACCAAGGTACCCTGGGCGCCATGTACAACGCCTACATCAACGGCACCGCGACCGGACGCTTCCTCGTCGCGCCAAGCGTAGGCGCTGGCGACCACGTGGCCGATCCCACGCTCTCGCGCGCGGGCGCTACGATGTACGACCCGACGCAGTACAACACCGGCATCTGGCAGAATATCGCATTCTGCGCCGAGCACGGCATCCCTACCAGGGTGGTTGCAGGCTTCGGTGATTCGATCACTGAGGGCTATTCCTGGTGGCAGAACGCGGTCTACACGCTCAGCACGCAGAAAGCACCTTGCTATGTGGTTAATTTTGGCTGCAGCACGAACCGCGCAGCGCAGTACCTGGAGCTGCTGAAGACCCAGCTGCGGGAGGAAAACTACATCACCGACGTGCTGCTGCCATCGTTCTCGCCGAACGAAGTGCAAGCAATGACCAGCGCGCTGGCCGACGGCTTCATCGCCGGCCTGCAAGACGCCATCGAGCTGTGCAGGGTGTACAACAAGCGGTTGTACATCTGGACCAGCTACGCAGCCAAGACGACCCGCTACGCTGGCAACAGCACGGCCGTGAACGCGATCAAGAAGATCAACGACTGGGTGCGCACGGAGGCGGCCAAGCAGGGCGCGCAGTTCAACCTGATCGAGATCGAAAACGGCTGGGACAACGCCAGCATGATCGTCACCGCGAACAGCGACAACACGCACCCGAACGCCACGGCCGGCATCCCATACATGACCTCGCGCTGCCTGCCAGCCATCCAACTCGGAGCCTAAACCATGCCAATCGCAACTATCAGCATCCCGGCATTGGTCGGCAAGGCCACCAGCGTGGCTGGCTCGTTCACCACCGATGCCAACCCAGAGGTGGCGACCACCACCACGGCAGATGCCACCGCAAACCAGACAGCGCTGACGGTGGTCAGTACGGCCGGTTTCGAATCGGCTGCCGATTACCTGACACTGGCCGGCGCCGGCCTGAACGGAGCCGACGCCAACATCCAGGTAACTGCCCTGGGCGTGTCGGGCGTGAACGCTGCCACTCGGCTCACCATTCCCGGGTTCTCCATCAAGACCACTGCACCTTCGGGAGCAGCAGTTAGCAGATGGAACCGGATCGCCCTCACGGCGCGCCCGAAGCATGTGCGCATCACGCGCCGCGACAACGGCGACTGGATGGACTGGACCGATGGCATGGAGCCGTTCAGCGCGAACACCTCGTTCGGCGGCGTGGCCGCGCTGCTTGCGAAGGCGATGCTGTGTCAGCCAGGGGCCATTCACATTGCCCCGGGCATCCTGGTCGCCTCGCAGACATACGACATCGTGATCGACTACTGACCATGGCGCCAAATACTGGAGCGCAGACCCTGGCATGCACTCATTAAAGCTCAAGTCCCTCAAGCCGCAGGTGCAGCAGCTGCGCAGCGCGCTCCCGACTCTCCAGCCCACGTCGTGGCGCTCGGATAAGCAGAGCAGCACCGCGCGCGGCTATGGCTACAAATGGCAGCAAGCCCGTGCCGGCTATCTCGCGAAGCACCCGCTGTGCGTGTATTGCGAACGCGAAGGCCGCGTGACGGTCGCTACCGTAGTCGATCACCGTGTACCGCACCGAGGCGACATGAAACTGTTCTGGGATAGGGCGAACTGGCAGGGACTCTGCGCGGCCCACCACAGCGGCGACAAGCAGCGCGAAGAAGCAATGATGGGTGACGTGATCGATGGTCGCGAACTTGTGCGCGAAGTGCCGGAGCGCGGGCTGCTGCGCAATGATGATAATTAGCAACGTTGCATGATGGAATGGCCGGGGGGGGTAGAAGTTTGCCGCCCCTTGCCGTCTAGACCACTCGGTACCTCACGCGCAAAAAAATTCCCCTCAGGAGGTGGGGTGTTAATGGAATTAACAGGCAAGCACCGGCTGTTCGCGGACGCGGTTCTTGCCGGGATGTCGAACAAGGATGCTGCAATCGCGGCGGGCTACAGCGAGAAAACGGCCGGTCCTGCTGGTTCGCGCCTGGCAAAAAACTCGAACGTTGCAGCATTTATCAAGAAATACAAGAAGGTGGGGGCGCCGACGCCACCGCCGCCGCCGGCGCCAGCGCCGCGCGCGACGTTCGATGTGAAACAGGCGATTACGTTTTCCGACCCGCTGGACTTTTTGAGAGCTGCGATGAACGATCCGGCCGCCAGCGATAAACTGCGCGTCGAAGCCGCGAAAGCTCTGGCGCCGTTCGTTCACGCGCGCAAGGGCGAGTCCAGCAAGAGGGACGAGGCAAAAGATAGGGCGAAGACGGCCGCCAGCGGCAAGTACGTGGCTCGGCAGGGGCCTAAATTGGTATCGAGTCGATGACGCAGCTTGTGGAGTGGACCACCGCGTGCCTGGACTGGGAGCGGAGGATCGTAGCGCGCGAGTCTCTGATTGTGTCGCAGCCGCTTTTTCCTGAAGAGGCCGACGCCGCTTGGGACATTTGCGGCGGGTTTCAGATTGCCGACATTGGCGGTGCAACTGTCGAGGAAGCGTCGAGACCCTGGATCAAGGAATTGGTTCGCGCCATCTTCGGCGCTTACGATGCCGAGCAGAATCGCCGGCACATCAACGAATTCTTCTTGATGGTCAGCAAGAAGAACGCGAAGAGCACCATTGCTGCGGACATCATGCTGGGCGCGTTGATGCTGAACGGTCGCCAGTCGGCCGAATTGCTGATCCTATCGCCGACGAAGGAAATCGCCGACAACAGCTACAAGCCGATCGCGGACATGATCAAGGCGGACGAAGACCTGTCGGCGCTGTTGAAGGTGCAGGACTACTTCCGCCTGATCACGCACCTCGAAACAGGCGCCACGCTAAAAGTTGTGGCTGCCGACAGCGATACGGTCAGCGGCAAAAAGGCCAGCTACGTGTTCGTCGACGAGCTGCACGAGTTTGGTAAGCAGCCCAAGGCCAGCAACATGCTGCTCGAAGCCACCGGAGGCCTTGCATCGAGGCCCGAGGGCTTCGTGATCTACGCTACGACGCAGTCGGCGGAGCCGCCGGCAGGCGTGTTCAAAGCCAAGCTGGACTACGCCCGCAAGGTGCGCGACGGGAAGGTGGTGGACCGCAAGTTCCTGCCGCTGATTTATGAATTCCCCAAGGCTATGCTCGAGAGCGGCGAGTACCGCGATCTGAACAACGCCTACATCACGAATCCGAACTGGGGCGCGTCGGTCGATATCGAGCGCATCACGCAGCTGCACGCCCAGGCGCTCGAACAGGGGGAGAAGGAGTTCAAAGAATTCCTTGCGAAGCACCTGAACGTTGAGATTGGGCTCAATCTGCGGTCTGACCGCTGGGCTGGCGCCGACTTCTGGGAGAAGGCAGCTATCCCGGTGTTCACCCTGGACGAACTGATTTCGCGCTGCGAGGTCGCCACGGTTGGCATCGACGGTGGTGGCCTGGACGATCTGCTCGGCCTGTCGGTGACCGGGCGCGAGCGCGGCAGCGGCCGGTTGCTGGCATGGTTCCATGCGTGGGCACACGAGATCGCGCTGGAGCGTCGCAAGGAAATTGCACCGGCTCTACTCGATTTCGTAAAACAGGGCGATCTCACCATCGTGAAGGTACCGGGCGACGACGTCATCGAGGTTGCCGACTTCGTCTGCCAGGTGAACGACGCCGGCCTGCTGCCGGAAAAGGTCGGTATTGGTGTCGATGCCGCCGGCATCATCGATATCGTGACCGAGTTGGTAAGCGAAGAGCGTGGCATCACGATGGAGCAGATTATCTCCATCCGGCAGGGGTATTCGCTCAACGGCGCCATCAAAACAACTGAGCGCGGCGTGGCGGCGCGCACGCTGGTGCACGCCGGACGGCCGATGATGAATTGGTGCGTGAGCAACGCCCGCATCGAAGACAAAGGCAACGCCATCCTGGTGACGAAAGCTGCTTCCGGCAAAGCGAAGATCGATCCGCTGATGGCACTGTTCAACGCGGTATCGCTGATGGCGCTGAATCCCGCAGGGAAGGGGAACTCGGTCTACGAGACGCGCGGCATTCGAATGATTTAAGGAACTCATGGGTATTTTCGCTTTTTTCCGGGGCAGTTCGGAGCCGGAGGCTTTTGCTCACCCGTCCGAACCGCAACTGGCCCAATCGCCAGTGCCGCCGACCAGTGAAAGCCTGGCGCGCCCCAGCGCGGCGGCCGGCACACTGTTCTCAGGTTTGGACGACCCTGACCTGATGGCGTACATGCGCGCCGGCGCCGAGACCGCATCGGGCGCCTACATCAGCGCTTCGAAGGCGTTGCAAAATATGGCGCTGCTGCGTTGCGTGACGTTGATTTCCGAGTCAATCGGGATGCTGCCGCTCAATCTGCTCGAGCGAGGTGACGAGAAGGCGCACGCGACAGACCACCCGCTCTACAAGGTGCTCAAGCGCCGGCCGAACAGCTGGCAGACGCCATACGAATTCAAGTCGCTGCTCCAGGGGCATGTTCTGCAGCACGGGAACGCCTACGCGAGGATCATCCGGTCGCGCGGCGAGGTCACAGCGCTGATCCCCATGCATCCGACCCGCACGGCGCCGAAGCAGAATGATGACTGGAGCCTCACCTACACCTATACGCGTGAGAACGGCACAACGCTGGATCTTTCAGGCGCCGATGTGCTTCACCTTCGCGACCTGTCGGACGATGGAATTGTCGGCCTCTCCCGGGTCAAGCTGGCCAAGGAAGCACTGGGTATTGCGCAGCAGGCTGAGCGCGCTGCGGCGCGATTGTTTAAAAACGGCGTGATGGCCGGCGGCTCGCTGGCGTCGCCCAATTCGCTGAGCGATCAGGCCTACAAGCGCCTGCAGGATTCTCTCGAAGGCAAGAGCGGCGCAGATCAGGCGCATAAGTGGATGATCCTCGAGGAAGGGCTGAAAGCTGAGAAATGGGCCGCCTCTGCCTCCGATTCGCAGCACCTGGAAAACCGGAATCATCAAATCGAAGAGGTGGCGCGCGCGTTCGGCGTGCCGCGTCCCTTGCTGATGATGGACGACACCTCGTGGGGCAGTGGCATCGAGCAGCTGGCCATCTTCTTCGTCCAGTACGCCCTGCAACACTGGTTCACCGTCTGGGAGGAAGCGGCGGCGCGATCGCTGCTAACGTCGGCCGAGGCCAACACGTATTACGTGAAATTCAATGAGCGAGCGCTGCTACGGGGAACCTTGAAGGACCAGGCGGAGTACTTCGCCAAAGCGCTGGGTTCCGGCGGCCACGCCCCATGGATGGCGCAAAACGAGGTGCGAGATCTGCAGGACATGCCGCGCTCGAGCGACCCCGGCGTCGATACCGTCCGCCCACCAAACACATCAAGCACAAGGACTACCAATGAGCCTGCTAAACCTGCCTGAAATCAGCGCCTCAGCCAAGTTGGGCGCCGTTCAGTTTGACATGCGCCCGGATGCGCTGGAGCGCTGGGAGCCTTCGATTCGCGCCGCGAGCGAGGACGCCGCGTCGATCTCGATCTATGACCGCATCGGTGATTCGTACGACGGTGAGGGCGTCACGGCCAAGCGCATTGCCGCGGTGCTGCGCAACATCGGCGCGCGTGACGTCACCGTCAACGTGAATTCGCCTGGCGGCGACTTTTTCCAAGGCGTGGCGATCTATAACCTGCTCCGTGAGCACAAGGCAAAAGTGACGGTGAAGGTGATGGGCATCGCCGCCTCCGCCGCCTCGGTCATCGCCATGGCTGGCGACGAAATTCTGATGGGCGACGGTGCGTTCCTGATGATCCACAACGCCTGGGCCATGGCGGTCGGCAACAGGCACGACATGGCTGCCGCCGCCGAGAAGCTGGCGCCGTTCGATGCCGCCATGGCGCAGGTCTACGCGGCGCGCTCCGGCCAGTCGGTCGCCGCTGCTGCCGCGATGATGGATAAAGAGACCTGGATCGGCGCCGCGCAGGCCGTCAAGGACGGCTTCGCCAGCGGCGTAATCGATCGCAGCGAAGTGTCCGACGAACCGGGCGCCCACGCCAACGCGAAGTATCTCGCAATTGTTGAAGCATCGATGGCGCGCGCCGGACACTCCAGTACCGTACGCCGCGAGGCCATCCAATCCCTTTTTTCTGGCACGCCGGGCGCTGCCGAAAAAGGTGTCAAACCCAGCGTTGACACCGAAATCGCAGCTTCGCTGCAAACCCTGATCAACCAAATGAAAGGTAATGTATGAACAAAGCAATGATCGCCAGCGTCCTGATCGCGCATGCTGTGGCAGCCCACGCTGGCCATGCCCACCAAGCTGTGCCGCGAGGTATCGTGTCGGTGCAGGCGGAAGCCGGCAGCACCGAGGTCAAGGCCATGGTGGAGGCCGTCAATAAGGCCTTCGCTGACTTCAAGGCCGAACACAACAAGCAGCTCGACGAAGTGAAAAAAGGCCAGGCCGATGCGCTCCAGGCACTTAAGGTTGATCGCATCAATGCCGATATTGAGAAGCTGCAAGCTGCAGTAGACGATGCCAACCTGAAAATCGCAGCCGCGCAGATGAACGGCGGCGCGGCCGGCCTGAAAGACAAGGAATACTCCGAAGCTTTCAGCGCGCATTTCCGCAAGGGTGATGTCCAGGCCGCGTTGAACAAAGGCGCCGCGCAGGAAGGCGGCTACCTGGCGCCCGTGGAATGGGACCGCAGCATCACCGATCGTATGGTGGTGGTCTCGCCGATGCGCGCGCTGTGCGCTGTCCAGAACATCAGCACGAACGGCTTCAGCAAGCTGTTCAACAATCGCGGCACTACGTCGGGCTGGGTGGGCGAGACCGGCGCGCGTAACCAGACGGCTACGCCGACGTTCGGCAGCATGACCTACAACACGGGCGAGCTGTACGCGAATCCTGCTGCGACCCAGCAGATGCTCGACGACGCAGCCATCAATCTCGAGGCGTGGCTCGCCGGCGAAGTGGAAACCGAGTTCTCCCTGCAGGAGGGCGTCGCTTTCCTGACCGGCAACGGCGACAACAAGCCCAACGGCCTGCTGACCTACATCACCGGCGGCTCGAACGCCGCCGCCCACCCATGGGGCGACATCAAGACCGTGAAGAGCGGCGCCGCAGCTGCGCTGACCGCCGACGGCTTGATCGACCTGGTGCACGAATTGCCTGGCGAGTACACCGGCCAGGCGCGCGCGATCATGAACCGCAACACTCAAAAAGCGATCCGCAAACTGAAAGACGGCGAAGGCAACTACCTGTGGCAGCCATCCTTCCAGGCCGGCGCGCCGGCAACCTTGCTCGGTTACGGCATCTCCGAAGTGGCCGGCATGCCTGACGTCGCTGCGAATTCCAAGCCGATCGTCTTCGGCGATTTCAAACGCGGTTACCTGATCGTGGATCGGGTGGGTGTTCGCGTGCTGCGCGATCCGTTCACCAACAAGCCATACATCCACTTCTACACCACCAAGCGCGTCGGCGGCGGCCTGCTCAATCCTGACGTGCTCAAAGCGCTTACGGTGGCCGCATAACTTTTTTATCAATCATCCGCCCGGCCTCGCGCCGGGCTGTCAAGGAGCTATGACCATGGTCTTCGAAAAACCTTTCAAGGGCGTCCCAGACGGCGAAATTTACCCTGTCGATTATGCCCCGGGCGACGAGTGCCCCCCTGAATTGCTGGAAGCGGCCAAGGCGTGCGGAGTCGTCGCCGAAGACAAGCCGACCGAGAAAAAGGCCGCGCAGAAATGAGCCTTCTGTCGCTCGAAGTCGCAAAGGCGCACCTGCGTATCATCGGCGACGATGCCAATTCGGACCTCGAGTTGAAGCTGCAAGCTGCCGAGCAGGCAGCTGCTACTTACCTCAATCGCCGGCTGTACGCGTCACAGGCTGAACTCGACGCTGCCATTGCTGCTGTCCCCGGGCGAACGGCGGCCGCGCGATCCGCTCACACGGCGGCGATCGTCGCTGCGGCTGAGCTGGTCAATGCCGACGACCGGGCTCTGGCCACTGACGCCGCCGACGGCCGCTTGAGCTCGGCCAGCATCGACAGTATTCTCGTTTATCGAGGCATGGTCATCACGAGCGAAATCACCGCGGCAATTCTTCTGACCTTGGGTGATCTCTACGAAAACCGCGAGGATGCTGTTGTCGGTGTCTCGGTCGCGCCGCTCCCGCGCGGCGCGAAGGATCTGCTTCGCCCACACCGTGTGGGCGTGGGGCTGTAATGGGGGCGGGGCAGCGGCGATATCTCATCACCGTGCAAGCAGCGCCGGCGGGTAGCGATGAAAACGGGGATCTGATCAGGGAGTGGCGCGAGGTCTGCAAGGAGTACGCGGACATTCGCCTTCCGAGCGGCCTGGAAGCGATTCGTGCCGATGCGGTGGTGTCGTCGGTCCGGGCGTCTATACGCATTCCCTATCGTAGCGACCTCACAGCCGACATGCGGGTCGTACACGGCACCGCGTTTTACAACGTCAAAGCAGTGCTGCCCGACATGGCGCATCGGAAACACACGGACCTTATTTGCGAGCTGATCAAATGAGCATGATTAGAGTCGACCTTTCAGGCCTGCGTGCCAGGCTTGCTGGCCTGGAGGAGGCGGCCGAGGTGGCGGCGCGGCCTGCGGCCCAGGCAGCGGCCCAGGTCTATTACGACCGCATGGTGCGCAACGTCGAGCGCATCGGCCGCCAAACGGGCAACCTGCGGAGCGCTCTGTACCAAGTCTATTCGCAGGATCACAGCGGCCCCGGGCGCGCCATGTACCACATCAGCTGGAACCACCGCAAAGCGCCGCACGGTCACCTTGTCGAATTCGGCCACATTCAGCGCTACAAGGTTTACGTGGGCAGCGACGGCAATTGGTACACGGCAATTCGGCCAGAAATGCGCGGCAAGCGCGTTCCCAAGCGCGGCGCCAGCCAGGCCGTCAAGGACGCCTATTACGTGCCGCTTGCCACGCCCAAGCACGTAGCGGCACAACCGTTCGTGCGCAGCGCTGCTGCAGCCGCGCCGCTCGCCACTGCGGCAGCAGAGGCCCGGCTACGGGAGCTGATCCGATGACGCTGGAGGTCAAGCTCACGGCGATCCTCAAGGCGATCTCGCCGAGTACCTTCGCCGACTTCGCGCCGACCAGCACGCAGCGCCCCTACATCACCTATCAGCAGGTCGGGGGAGATGTGATTCCGACGCTTGCCGACATCGCCCCCGACAAGGAAAACGCCGAAATGCAAATCAGCGTCTGGGCGGATTCCAGGCGCGATGCAAAGGCTGTCATCACTGCAGTTGAAGCGGCGCTCATCGCTGCGCAGGATCTGTCAGCGCGTCCAATATCTGCGCCGGTGTCCGATTACGACGCGGACATGGAGCGCTACTGCTCCCGCCAAGATTTCAGCATCTGGGCGGACCGGTAAGCGCCCGCCTGAACCGGGCCATCAGGCCCACACAATTTTGCCCGCCAGGGCGCCACCAGCCGCTTTGAGCGGCTTTTTTACGTCCATAGAAAGGGCTACCATGGGTTACTCCCTCCCCGAAGGCTCCAGCCAGCAATATTCCAGCACCTTCGCTGCAGCCAAGGTGATCACCGCCATCAGTAATGCGGACGGCGCGGTCGCCACCTGCGCTGCGCACGGTTACTCGACCGGCGACGAAGTTCTGATCGTGATTGGCTGGGAAGATGCCACCGAAGCGATTTACCGCGTCACCTCGGTGACCGCCGACACGTTCCGCATCGAAGGCTTGGACAGCACCGACACGGATCTGTACCCGGTGGTTGGTGGCAAGGGTACCGCGCAAAAGGTGAGCGGCTGGCAAGCCATTCCCAAGATCGAGAACATCGATACCTCGGGCGGCGATCCGAAATACACGGAAGCCAACCCGCTGGCGCGCAAGCGCGGCATCAAGATCCCAGCTGGCTTCAACCCGATCAGCCTGACCGTCACCATGGGCTACGACCCGAGCGACGCGGTGTACCAGGACATGCTCAAGATCAGCCGTGCCAGCAAGAAGGTGGCCTTCAAGCAGGTCATCAAGGGCGCCGGCACCACGTTCGGCTACAGCTATCTGAGCGTGTCCGATTTCCCGAAGCTGAGCAAGGGCAACGTCAACACCGTTGATGCGTCCGTGTCGCTCATCGGCGGCGCCACCACCTACCCAACTTAAGCCGGCGCAAGCCGCAAACGAGCGCCGACTGGTCGCCGTCGCCTTCGCGGGCGCGGCGGCCGGCACGGGCATTACCTTACCCGCGAAAGAAAATCATGTCGAAAATCGTACTGGGCAGCACCCCGAAAAAAATCACGAAAGACCTGTCGTTCCCCTTGCTGGACGGCACCGTCGGCAAAATCGAGGTCGACTTCATCTACCGCACGCGCAAGGCCTTCGCCGAGTTCATCGACGATCACCTGGTGAAGATGCGTGCCGAGAGCACCGCAGCCATCGAAGCGTTGAAGGCCAAGGTTGCCGATGGCGACGACTCTGCGGCCAGCGTTGTGACCGAGGCTGAGCTGACGCTCACCACGCTGGACGGCCAAGCCGATTTCATCATGGCCTCGGTCAGCGGCTGGAACCTCGATGTGAAGTTTGATCGCGATGCGGTCGAGCAGCTGGTGGACGAAGTGCCTCAGGCGGCCACGGCCATCATCCAGTCGTATCGCGCAGCGATGACCGAGGGCCGGCTGGGAAACTGACCGAAGTGGCGGCGGCGTTCTACCAGCCGGCGCCCAAGCCCGAAGCGGGCAACCCATTCGGCATGCAGATGGCGGCCGCCGAGGAGGCGCGCGAAGTCGCCCTCTGGCCTGAGAATGCGCCCGTCTTCGTGCTCTTTCGCGAGCAGCAGACGCAGTGGCGGACCGGTCCAATGGGCGGCGTGACCGGCCTCGATTACACGTGCGCCCACCGCTCGCTTGATCGCATGGGCCTGACGCCTGAAGAACTCGACGAGTGGGAAAGTGACCTGCGGGTCATGGAGTACGCCGCGCTGCCGGTGCTGAACAAAGTGAAGGAATGAAATGAGCGAATCGCGCGGCGTCCAAATTGAAGCCGAGGTAAATACGACCGGCACGCGCGCTGGCTTCAATGAAATCGGCCAGCAGGCCGATGCAATGGCGCGCACCGTCACGCGCGCCAGCGGCGAGGCCGAGCGCGCGGTGGTCAACGTGGGCACCGGTTCTGGCCGATCGGCCCGCTCTGTCGCCGCGTCACAGCGCAGCATGATCGCTGAGATTCAGCGCACCACTGCGGCCATGGAGGCGGGCAGCCGCACCAGCGCTCAGTATTTCGAAGCGAGAGCGCGCCAGTTGAACGTCAATCCTGAGACGCTGGCGCCGTATCTGACGCAGTTGCGCGCTGTCGAGGGCGCGCAGCGCAACGTCGGCATGTCGGCCGCCGCCACGGCAGCGGCCATGCGCAATGTGCCCGCTCAGTTCACCGACATCGTCACGTCGCTGCAGGGCGGCATGCCGGTATTGACCGTTCTCACGCAGCAGGGCGGCCAGCTGCGCGATATGTTCGGCGGCGCCGGCGCCGCTGCGCGCGCATTGGGCGGCTATATGCTCAGCCTCGTCTCGCCGTTCACCGTGGCCGCTGCTGCTGCAGTCGCGCTGGGCGTGGCGTATTACCAGGGCAGTAAAGAAGCCGACGCCTACAGCCAGGCGATTGCGTCTACTGGCAATGCTGCTGGCGTGACGGCTGGCCAGCTCGGCGACATGGCAAAAGCGGCATCGCAAGCCGCCGGCACGCAGGGCAAAAACGCCGAGGTGCTGGCGCAGCTCGTGGGCACCGGCAAGGTCGCCGCCGACCAGCTCGTCGCTGCCTCGGTCACGGCGGTGCAGTCGCAAAAATACCTGGGCATCGAGGTCGAGAAAACCGTCCAGGCGTTTGCCGAGTTGGGCGGCGATCCGCTGAAAGCGTCGATCAAGCTGGGTGAGCAATACGGCTACCTCACGCTACAGACCTACAAGCAGGTCAAGGCACTGGAAGACCAAGGGCGCAAGAGCGATGCCGCGAAGGTGGCGCAGGCCGCCTACGCCGACGCTATGAAGGAAAAAAGCGGGCAGGTTGAGGCGTCGCTGGGGACGCTGCAGCGCACGTGGGGCGCGGTCGGCAGTGCGGCCAAGTCGGCGTGGGATCGGATGCTCGATATCGGCCGCGAGCCAACCCTCGCCGATAAAATTAAAGCCGCCCGGCAGCGCCTCGAGGACGCGCAGAAAGGGACCGTCACGGCCGCGCCGTTTTCATCGACTGGCATGGCGCCCACGCTGGGATTCGGTACCGGGCAAAAGGACACGAAGGAGCAGGCGCAGAAGGACCTGGACGCGCTTCTTCAACAGGAGGACAAGGAAAAGCGGCTGGCAGCGATCGAGGCCGAGCGCAACCGTCTGGCCGAGGCCGGCATCACCTGGGCGAAGGAAGGTGACCAGTATTTGACCCGCGCCGACCAGTTGCAGAAACAGCTGAACCTGAGCCGTGAGCAGGGCCTGGCCGCCGGCGAGTCGGATGTTGAAATTGCGAAGCGAGCGCTGGCAATCCGCGCCAGCTTTGGTGACGTCAGCAACGCCGGCGTCGAAGCGCAGATTTCGGCAATCACACGGCTGGGTGCGGTCCAAGAAGAAGCGGCCAAGCGCGCCCGCATGCTGCTGGAGGCCGACGAAGCACTGGGCGCCAGCCAGGCGCTCGACCAGCGCATGGAACGGGCTGAGCTTGCCGCCAAGCGGGACGAAGAAGCGCTCCAGCGGGAAAAGGCGCGCCAGGACGAACTCATCGCAGTGGAGTCGCGGCGCACCGTCTCCGAAGACCAGCGCGGCGAGCAGCAACGCAAGCTGGCCGACATGCGCGGGCAGATCGCGGTGATCGACGAGCAAATCCTCACTCGCCGCGCAAAGCTGACGGTCGATCTGAACCAGATGGACGTTGACGCCAGCCGCGCTGCGTTCGAATCCCTCGACCGGCTGCAGGCTGCGCGTGAGGCGGATGTCGCCGCGCTGCGCGGCCAGCTGCAGGCACAGAAAGATGAGAACGCTACGATCGGCATGAACAGCAAACAGCTGCAGGCCTATAACACCGAGCGTGTCGAAGAAGTCGCCAACATCGAGCTCGCCAAAGCGGCAACGCTGGACGGTATTGCCGGCCGCGAGGCCGAGGCAGAGGCCATCCGCGAATCGGTGCGCCTCATGCGCGAACTGAACGTTGAGCGCGGCATCGGGGCTTCGAAGAAAGAGTCGGTCGAGCAATGGAAGGAGGCAGTTAAAAAGTACGACGACATATTCCGTCAAGGTTTTGCCGACATGCTCAACAACGGCAAATCTGGCTGGAAGTCCTTCACGAAATCGCTGACGACCACCTTTAAGACCAGCGTTGCTGACGAGATCTACAAAATGTTCGCCAAGCCGTTTGTGGTGAACATGGTGGGCAACATGATGGGGATGACCGGCGCTGGCGTGCCAGGCATGGCATCTGCCATGAGCATGGCGGGCGCTGGTAGTAGCGCGCTCGACCTGGTGTCGATGGGCCAGAAAATCTACCAGGGATTCACCACCGGGTTTTCCACTGTGGGCGCCACTCTGGGCGGCTACGTCGCCACGCTGGGCAACATGTTCGGCTCCGCATCGGTGTCCGCGTTTGGCGCCGGCATGGGTATGACAGGTGCCCAGGCCGCCAACGCCGCAGCAGCATACAGCGCAGCCGGCATGGCCGGTACCGGCTCGGCGATCTCTGCTGGTAGTTTTGCCGGCGCTACGCTGGGCGAGGCCACCGGCATCCTCGGCGGAGTCTACGGCGGCCGGATCATCTCCGGGGGCTATGGCATCAGCGGATCGGGAAACAGCACCGTCAACGCGGGCACCGCCATCGGCGCAGTCGTCGGGTCGGTCGTCCCGGTGCTCGGAACGGCGCTGGGCGCGCTGGTCGGCGGTTTGTTGGGCGGCGTGGCGAATCGCTTCTTCGGCTACAAGTCGGCCCAGGTGGAAAGCCAAGGCCTGAAAGGCACCATCAGTTCCAGCGGGATCGACGCGCAAGCCTACGCGAACATCCTGCAGAAGGGCGGCTACCTCCGCAGCGATAAACGCCGTACTGAGAACACCTCGCTCGACACGGAAACCGACAATTCCCTCGACACCACGATCAAGACCATGATCGCTTCGGTGAAAGGGTTTGGCAAAGCCCTCGGTATCGAGGCAAACGCTATCGACGGCTACACGAAGGTGTTCGACCTCAAGTTGACCGGCGACGCAGCAAAAGATAACGAGCTGGTAGTGAGCCTGCTCGATACGGTGAGCACTGAGCTGGCCGAACGTCTAGTCCCCGGCCTGTCTCGCTTCGCGGCGCAGGGTGAGGTGTTGAGCGCCACGCTGCAGCGGGTCACCGCGGACTATGTCGCGGTGGACACTGTGCTGGATGCCATCGGTCAGACGGCGCGCGTGACCGGCGTGGCGGGTATCGAAGCGCGAGAGCGCCTGATCGCTGCTGCCGGTGGGCTCCAGGTGCTGGCCAACGGTGTCAGTTCGTTCCAGCAGAACTACCTGACCCAGGCTGAGCAGTTGGCGCCCGTGCAGAAACAGGTGGCCGCGCAGCTGGCGTCGATGGGGCAGTCGAGCCTCAAAACGACCGATCAGTTCAAAGCGGCCGTGCTGGGCATCGATGTCAGCACGGAGGCCGGCGCGAAGTTGTTTGCGCAGATGATTGCGCTGGCACCGGCGTTCAAGCAGGTGGCCGACTACGCGGATGAATTGGCTGGTGCAGTGCGCTTGACGGAAGCGCAAATTCGCGACCAGGCATCCGACCTTCGACAACAGCTCAACGAAATCACGATGAGCCAGGTGCAGCTGCTGGAAATTCAGCGTGCTGCCATCGCCGACGTGAACAAGTCGCTGTTCGACCAGGTGCAGGCCGCCAAGCGGGTAGCATCGGCCAAGGACGTGCTGGCCAGCGCCTACAGCAACGAATCGTCTGCCATGAAAACAGCGATCGATGCGTCGAAATCGTGGGTGAGCACGCTCAAGGGCATGAACGACAGCCTGGCACTGGGCAACCTCTCTATCCTGACGCCAGAGCAGCAGTATGCCGAGGCTCGGCGCCAGTTTGAGCAGACGCTGGCGGCCGCCAATTCAGGGGACGCGGCGGCGCAGGGTCGGCTGTCCGCCGCCGAGCAAGCCTTCCTCACGGCCTCGCAGGCTGTGAACGCGTCGGACGCAAAATATGCGGCCGATTACGCGCGTGTGATTGCAGCCAACCAGGACGCAGCCAAGTGGGCGGCGGAGCAGGTGGACCTGCAGCATGCCAGCTACGACGCGCTCGAGGCGCAGGTCAAGGGGCTGATCACCATCAACGACAGCGTGCTGACGGTGGCGCAGGCCATTGCTCAGCTGCAGGTGGCGATGGGTGTGTCGGACGCTCAAGGTGTGAAATTCACCAACGCCCCAGCGGTGGTGGCCACGGCCGCCAGCGCCGCGCCGGCGATTGATTACAGCCGCTACTCGGCCGCGTCGAATGCTGGATCGGACGCCCTTGTCGCCGAGGTCAAGGCACTGCGCGAGGAGGTGAAAGCGCTGCGCTCCGACCAGGCTGCGCAAACCAGCGCGGTGGTGAAGGCGACCGCCGAATCGAACGCGAAAGCCGCCGGGACAGTGGTAGCGGGCGTGGAGAAATCGGCCAAGGCTTCGGCCTGGGCCTCTACAGTGAAAAAGGATGCGTATGACCGATGAGCAATACCTGGCCTGGCTGAAAAATCCAGCCGCCGTGCGCATGGTGCTGATCGAGGCGCAGGTGAATGTGGCCGGCGCCGAGGTGACGCGCTACATTGCCTCGCGCGAATACGTGACCGGGCCGTCCGACACGCCGGCTAACACCGTGTACCGCGCGGTTGCCAAGGGCGGCCTAGCGTTCACCGAGCAGGTTAGCCTGACCGGTGAGGCGGCGCTGTCCGGCGGCGACATCGAGCTGGACAACGGCGACGGCGCGCTCGACAGCTGGCTGGGCGACGTGTGGCGCAACCGGCGCATCCGCGCCTGGCGCGGCGACCCGGCCTGGCCGCGCGCAGACTTCCGGCTGGTGTTCGACGGCATCGTCGATGATGTGGGCAGTTCGAGCCGCGAAACCGTGAACCTGGTGCTGCGCGACAAAATGCAGCGCCTGAACACCCCGATCAGCGAAGCCAAGTTGGGCGGCACCTCGACGAACAAGGACGCGGTCTTGCCGATCCCTTTCGGTGAATGCCACAACGTGTCGCCACTGCTCACCAATCCGGCGACGTTGGAATACGGATTTCTCGGCGCCGTGGAATCGGTGTTTGAGGTGCGGACCAACGGCAAGCCAGTTCCTGTAGACGCGGGCGCGCCGGGGCGCTTCAAGATGCAGATCAACCCGCTGGCCAGCACCGTCACCTGCAGCGTGCAGGGCGACAACGGCGCCGGCTACGCACCGCGTATCGCGCCGCTGGTGCGCCGCATCGCCACGGCCTACGGCAAACCTGCCGATCGATTCACCGATGCTGACCTGGACCTGGTCAACCTCGCTGCATTCGATGCCGCCCACCAGCAGCCGGTGGGTCTGTACGTCGCCGACCGGACCAACCAGGCGCTGGCGATCCAGCAGCTGGCCGCCAGCGTGGGCGCGCAGGCGATCATGTCGGCCACCGGCAAGCTGCGCCTGGTGCAGATCGCGCTTCCGGCACCTGGCACGCCGGTGGAAATCGGCCCCGACCAGATGCTGGCCAACTCGCTGCGGCCGGCCGAGCGTCTCCCGGTGGTAGCCGCGGTGAAAATCGCGTTCGACCGCAACTACACCGTGCAGGGAGCGCTCACGACCAGCATCCCGCCGGAACACGCTGACCTGTACGCGACCGAGTGGCTGACGGAAACAGTGGTGGACGAGACGGTGCAGGCGAGGTACCGCCTGACAGACGACCCGGTGCAGATCGAAACCTGCCTGAAACGGCGCGTGGATGCCAATGCCGAGGCCAGGCGCCGCCTGGCGCTGCGCAGCGTGCCGCGCACCATCTACGAACTCGACGGCGAGCCGGAGCTGAACGTGCTCGAGCTGGGCGCGCCGGTGGTGCTGCGTGATCAGCGCTGGGGGCTGGCCGCCGGCGCGCCCGGCGTGGTGGTGATGCTACAGCGGCACTGGATGACCGGCCGCGTGACCGTAGGAGGATTGGTATGAGCGCAATCGTAGGGGAACGCGACAACCTGATCATGAACACCGTGCCTCGGTTCGAGCCGGCGCGGGACAAATCGATGTCACTGGCGGCCACGACCCGGGTATTCAAGGTCATCGCGACCGGCACCAACACGGCCGTGCCGGCGGTGGCCGCCTTCACGCCTGCGATGATCAACATGGACGGACAGGTGGCGTTCACCACCAGCGACGGCAGCGCGCTGACGGTGGCAGGGAATACCGCCGTCCTCGCGTATGTCGATATGCGCAGCGAGAGCGTGACGGTCACCGCAAAAATTACCGTCGAGGGGCGCATCTACGAGGCCAGTGAGACCGTCGTGAAAATGTACGACGGTACGATCGGCGAGGACGGCAAGCCGGGAAATTCTCGGCGGGTCTGCTACAGCAATTCCAGTCTGATCGCGCTGGCCAGCTCGCCCGCGCAGATCGTCACCGAGGGCGAAACCTCGTATCCCCCGCTCAATGCCTGGGGCTCCGGCAACGCATGGGAAGGGTCCCCGCAGGAACTGGCGCTAGGCATGTTCCGCCACTGCTCGGACGGAATATTTGACCTGGTCCGTGGTGTCACCGTCTGGTCGGCGCCGTACCTGCAATGGTTCCGCGTCGGCCAGCTGAGCGCAATCGCGGCTGACATCGGCAAGATCACGGCCGGCGACATCTACAGCGCCGTGCTGCATGGCGGTCCTGGTTACGCGCATAGCACCTACGAGTGGCCGAAGAACCTGCAGGGCGGCTTTCACCTCAGTGCGCTGGGCTTCCTGATGGGTAACCCTCTGACTGGTCGATATTTTCAGGTCGATGCAAGCGGCGACGTTTACGCGCCAGGCCTCTCGATCGCTAACGGGTCGGCGATATTCAGCGGCAATCTGGCGGCCGCCACCGGAACATTTGCTGGCGAGCTGCAGGCTGCAACCGGAACCATTGGGCTGCTGCGCAGCAAGGCAACTGGAAAGCGCGCTGAGTTCGACAGCAACGGCCTCCGGGCCTATGGACCAAATTCCGACAACCCAATGGGTGGTCTTGTAGCGCGCGTGGGGGTGTGGTGATGGGGGAAGGTCTTCAAACATTTGATCTTGTCACCGGTGAATTGGTGATGGATGTCTCGACCGTAGTCGGGCGCCAGATCGCCATCATCGACGCCAGCGCGATGACAGGCTCAGCGGTGGTTCCGGGCCTGGACCAAGGTATTCCGTTCGCCGTGCCGGTGATGGACACGCGCACCGGGATCTCGGGGTATGCAGCGACAACGCTGCCGATCGTTACGTTTTCGGGGAATACAGTCTCCTGGCAGCGCAAAGGATACGAATTTGTTTCGTCGGTACCGCCATGTCAGCTCGTCTTGGGGGTGTACTGATGTCCGGTTTTGAATCTCGCAACACTACGTCACGCACCTTCCAGGTTGACGGTGTTTTCAAAAATTACGTCCTCGATCGCGTGGTCGAAGTAGTCGTGGTATCGGAAGCGCTGCAGGGATTTCCAACGTCCGTCCGCGTGGGGCGCACACCAATCAATGCGGGCGAGATCGTGGCAATCCGGTCCGCTTATCCATCTGCGGTTGCGTCGGTTTCGGACGGCAAGCTGGAGGTGCACCAGGGACGCGAGAACGTGCCGAACAACGCCACCGTGATCTGCTATTTCTTCGCGCCGATCAGCACGTCGACCGCCACGTCCGGCGTGCAGGTATTTCACGAGGTGACGGGTGAGCTGCTGTTCTGCGCTTCGAAGAAGCCGATCCGGATTGTAAAAGTGGTCGATGGCCACGGAGATTTCAGCCTCGACATGACCCGGACCTATGCCACGGTGCTGCTGAACCAGTACTACCGGTTGATCACGAGTGGGTTTCAGCAAAACGGTTCGTCGACGAAAACGATCCAGGCTGAACGCAGCTTGGTCAGTCCTCTCAGCACCGGGTTACGCATTGCGGTCGCGGTCGAAATCTTTGGCGCGGCGCTGGGGCCGCCTCAAGATTATCAGCCATCCAGTGCAACGTCTCCCAGCGTAGACGTCGCCAGACACCTCATCATTGACGTCACAGGGTACGCATGAACAATCTCCGCATCATCTACGATAACGCTATCGACCGCGCAGTCCTCACGGCCTCGAGTCAAGCCGGCGGGCTGGGTCCGGCCAACCTGCAGCGCGACGAGCGCTCCGCGGTACTGCGCGCCGAGGGCACCGGCGTGGCGATCTTCGCGACGTGGCCCACGCCTGAACTGATTGCCTGCGTGGCCCCGATCCGCTCAAACATGAACAGCTCGGCGCGCATGCGGGTGCGCGGCTACGACCGGGCGGGCGACTCCACTCCGGTGCTCGACACCGGCGTCATGATGCCGTGTCCGGAGGCGCCGCTGGGTGCTTCGCCGATCGGCTACCTGCCGCCTGGCTGGAACGGTTACCAGTGGGGCGGCGTGAACACCTGGGCGCGCGGCGGCGGCTCCGACGGCGTGGCCTGGTTCGAACCGGTGAGCGTGCGCCAGCTGGTAATCGAGCTGTCCTCGGTCGACAACCCGGACGGCTACATCGAGCTTTCGCGCCTGGTCGCCGGCATGTACTGGTCACCCGAATACAACGCCAGCTACGGCGCCAGCGCCACCTCAGTCGATACCAGCGAGAGCTACCGCACCGCCGCCGGCGCCGCCAAGAATAATGTCGGCACGCGGCACCGGCAGCTGAGCCTCAATCTGGAGTTCCTGACCGGTGCCGACAGCGCGCGGCTCGCGCGCATCGTGGACGAGTGCGGCACAGTCCGCCCTTTGCTGTTCAGCCTGTTCCCCGAAAATGCAGATCCTGTGCTCGAGCAGCAGCACATGCTCTACGGCCGCATCGCAAACATCGAGGCCATCAGCGCCCCAAGTTTCGGCATTTATTCCACACCACTCCAGATCGAAGGGTTCTAAAAAATGGCAAATAAGTTCAAGGCGGGCATGCTCAATTTTATCGAGGTGCTGAACCAGATGTGGGATGCGTTCGCGGCCGGGCCGTACAACGCGCTGCCGCTGACTGGAGGCAGCCTGACCGGGGAGGTAGCCAGCAACGCCGTGATTTACGTAGGCAGACTGGGCCAGCCTTTTACATCGAGCGCGCTTTTTAGCCCTTACGGAGCCGCTGATCCTGTTTCACGGCAACGCAAGCTGGTCGCGAGCCTGGCTGTCCGGGGTATTCCGGGGATTGCGTATGACGGGCAGTGGCAGGTGCTCACGTCCTCCGGTCCAGAAATTTCCCGCCAGGGCTACACGCTTTCGTTTGTCGCTACCGATGAGGTTACCGGGTTTTCCGGTAACACGCCGCTCACCCTGCAGGGTAATGGTGACGCGTCTGTGGATGGCTCTTTTTCTGTGGGTGGCTCGCTGCGCGCCGGGGTAGCCAACACCGAGGCGCAGGGCGTGTTGAAGATGGCCGTGGCCAACAGCGCGAATTTTTTCGTAAGTGCCGGCGCCACCGGATCGAGCACTGGGTGTGCTCTGAACATCACATCGAACACAGTCACTGGTCGTGGTTTGAATTCGTCCGGCACGCTCAACGCCAGCGGCGCCGACTACGCCGAGTACATGGTAAAGGCGGCAGGCTGCGGTACGGTTGCCCCCGGCGCCATCGTCGGCATCGACGCGGAAGGCCGCCTGATCGATAAATGGTCACTGGCTGTATCGTTCGCCGTCAAGTCCAGCAACCCATGCATGGTGGGCGGCGACAACTGGGCTGAACACCTCGGAACACGCCCGGACACCCCGGAGCGCCAGGACGATTTCACAGACGAGCAATGGGCCGATGCGCAGGCTGCCGCCCTGGTTGCGCAGCAGGAATTCGATGCAGCGCTCGAGCAGGCGCGCCAGACGGTAGACCGCGTCGCGTTCGCCGGCCAGGTGCCCGTGAACCTGCAGGGCGCGACGCCAGGCCAGTACATTGTGCCCGTGCAGGTTGACGCCGGAATCGCCGGCCAGGCCGTCGACGAGGCTGACATGACGCTGGTCCAATACATGCGTGCCATCGGCCGGGTGATCGCCGTCGAGAGCGATGGCCGTGCGCGCATCATCGTCAAAGTCGCATAAGTAGAACCCGCAGCACCACGACCCGCTTCGGCGGGTTTTTTTACGCCCACAGAAAGGCAAAACATGCCAGCAGATGAAGTAGTAGAGGCCGACCGCCACGCGGACAACCAGCGTCGAATCAAGGCGCTGGAAGACGAATTGGCAGCGGCAGTCGAGACCATCAATCGTCTCGACGCACGTGCGGAGGAAACGCTGGATGTGCTGGGCGCTATCAAGAGCCTTATCGGCCAGTTAGACGTTCCGGCCCTGCGCGAAATGGCCGACGCGATGAACACGATGAAGGGCGGCGTCCGGGTTCTGGGCTGGCTTGAGCGCCCGGCCAAATGGCTGACGGTAATGGCGGCCCTGGCCGCATCGATTTATGGACTGTGGAAAATCAAATGAAAAAACTCGAACTGATCGAAGACTGGCGCGCTGTATTGACCCGCGCCTGGTCGATGAAATTCAGCATCCTGGCTGCCATACTGGGCGGCCTGGAGGTGGGTGTGCAGTACGTGCAGCCGGCCGGCATTGCGAATGGTCTGTTCGCCGGCATCGCCTCGGCGGTGTCGCTGCTGGCCGGCATGGCGCGCCTGGTAGCACAAACTGAACTGACCGGAGGTGGCAATGAAGCCAGCGCAAAATAAGGCCCGAAGTCTGGTCGCTGCTCTCACGCTCAGCGCCGCCGCCTTCGGCGCATGGCAAGTCAACGAAGGCTGGACCGGCAATGCTGTCATCCCCACCAAGGGCGACGTTCCCACCATCGGCCACGGCTCGACGCGCTATGAGGACGGGTCCCGCGTCAAAATGGGCGATGTAATCACTCGGCAGCGGGCCGCCGTGCTGGCCCGGAACCTGATCAGCGCGGACGAGCGCGCGTTCGCGGCATCGCTTCCGGCCGGTGCAGCGCTTTACCAAGAAGAGTTCGACGTGTACATGGACTTTGTTGGGCAGTACGGGGTCGGCAACTGGCGCAGTTCATCAATGCGCACCAACATTGCGGCTGGTCGCTACGTGGCCGCATGTCAGTCGCTGCTTATGTACCGTAAGGCCGCTGGTTACGACTGTTCGACCCTGGTAGACGGCAAGCCAAACCAACGCTGCTACGGTTCGTGGCTCCGGCAGCTCGAGCGGCACAGGAAGTGCATGGCGGTGCAGTCGTGAGCGCCCTGGATCTTGCCGGCGGCGCAGCGGTCGCCGGCATCTGGCGCGTTGCAGCCGTGCTGCTGGCCTGCCTGCTGCTGGTCGTCGGTACCGGCACCGGCACCGGCTGGTGGCTGGCGGGAGCTGCGCGCGATCGAGCGCTGGCCAGTCTGAAGGCGGAGCAGGGCGCCAACGCCTTGCTCCGCGCCTCGATCGACGTCCAGAACAAGTCTGCGGAATCGATGAAGCGCGCCACCGCTCAAGCCGAAGCGCGCGGCGCTGCCGCCCGTGCGGCTGCTGTCGCCGCCGGCCGCCGGCTCGATGCTGCCCAGGCCAAGCTGGCCGACGCGCGCGCCAGCAGCTGCGATGAGGCCATGCCGTACGTGAACCAGCTACTGAGAGACGTCAAATGAAACAGCTCCAGCACCGCCTGCGGTATTTCGCTGCACCTGCGGTTTTGCTCTGCGCCTATATGTTGCTGGCCGGCTGCAGCACCGTACCGCCGGCGACGCAGATCGTCGAGGTGCCGGTGCACACGCCGTGTGTGAAGGAAGTGCCGGCGCGGCCGGTGTACGAGTTTGACAAGTTGCCGCTCGACGCACCGGATGGCGCTAAGATTCTGGCGCTGGCGCGGGACTGGCCGCGGGGGCGGAAATACGAGGGCGCGCTAGAAGGGGCTCTAGCGGGCTGCCATTAATGGCAGATTGTCCGCTTACGCCCCAAAGGAGACACTTTAATATTTTTCGAAGTAAAAGAAATTGTAAAATATCTCACTAAAATCATTAAATTACAATATTTGCAAAGCCTTAAATAATCCTCTATGTACAACTAACGATTCCTTGTAGTTGATATTTGCATCTTGATTTTTATATCGGAAAACCTGCTGATTTTTTTGTTGTGGTTGATTTCCGATAACGCTAAATAGAAACAATACCTGCAACACAAAATCAGAGTCCTTTTCAGAAAATTTCTTTACCGAGTCTAAGCGAGCGTAAGTAGATTTGAATTCTGCACGCGTAAAGGTTTGCTTTCGAATTTGTGAAATAACATCGAAAACATTAGAGATATCAGGAATGACGGCCTGAATTTCGTCAATAATTTCACTTTTCAAATAATTCGAAAATGCTGTATCGTTATCTTTCACAAGGGCAGGCGATATAATGGATAGAGGGCGTTTTTCAAGGGAGTTTTCGGCGCAATTCCTGATAAAGCTTATGTAATCTCGCGGCCTAAAAAACGTACTGCGGCTTATGTAATCAAAGATCGATATAGCCGAACCCGTACCTCCGCCTGTCACTATGGGGCCTTTAGAAAATATCATTCCCCATGCCTCACTGAAGCTATAAATTTTTGAATTTTTATCGATAGCCCGCGATAAACGGTAAGCAAGCAGGTCCTTTATTTTTTCCGAGCTCCATCCCAATTCGATCTTATAGTCATTCCACTTTGTTTTATCTGGGTCTTGAATAGTACTATATATATCATCACGAAGAAATATTACCGGAAGCACATTGCCTTTACCGTTTCTACTTAGAGTTGCTTTGACATCTTGAACTGCTTTAAATAGTCCATTCAAAAGCGCCGTGTATGATTTGTTCTGAACAACGTTAACCATATCTCTATAGTCTTCATCCAACTCATCAAAAAGAACAAAGTAATTTGACTCGTCTATGTGCTCAATGATTACCCTTTCCAATACCTCTACCCGCTCTATCCAATTTGGCGCGTTAGTAACTAGTTGCCCCTTTGCCCCACCACCAGTGCCGAGGATGCTTAAATTGAAGTCAGTAGCAGTCCACTGCGTAATCCATCGAGCTAAGCTTGATAGAGGATCTGGGGAAAAGACCTTCTCCAATGCACTTCTAACAGCAGAATCGATGGCTTGATTTTTCACCATCAATTTACAGATAATGCTGTATATTAGATATTTCCATAGAGTAATATATTGGTTGGTCGGCGTAAAACCCTCATTTTTTAATTTATATAGGTCATTAAAAGGAAAATTCTTGAAAGATAATTTTTCACAAAATTGATTATAGTCCTGACGTCCGAAGAAAAATTCTGCGATTGCAGTTTTCCCAGTTCCTTTCCTACCAATAACGTAGGATTTTTTCCCAGTTTCAATTGCCTTCACTTCAGATACGTGAAAGAAATATCTTTCGATAGACTCGCTCTTTGCTTCAAGCTTCCAATTATCTCTTATTTCCTCAAATACAGACTTCAATACATCACCACTAAGAGGAGGAGAAGTGGCGTGTTTAGGAAAGTGCCTGCGACGACGAGAGTTGTTACGAACTTCTTGATGCATTTTATCTCCTAGGAATGTTCAAAACCGTAGAAATTTTAAAATTACAAAATAATTCTATTTTCATCACGTGCGATAGTACTGCCCACTTATCATGCATGGGTGTAAATAGTCACGTATTAGCCGATTGCTCCTCATTCTGACGGAGATTTCTCATCTTGCATCAACAAACGGCGTCGCTCTAGATCCAGCCTTAATGTTCGGCCACTGATTTTCCAACGCAAAAAGCAATTAGACAGGGCTAGACGCTGTGCAAAAATATAAATTAATGCTGTGAGTACCACGATCACTCGCGCGGTGCCTTCAAAAAAGTAAGTCTTAAAGGGCAAGCCATGAGTCACTGTCCAATAAATACTTAGTAAGCTTGTACACATCCCAACAACTGCTGCCAGCGCATCACCTTGAATTTTCCTGAGGCGTTTGCGGTGCTCAACATGAGGATCGGATATATCCATAATTCGAGATTAAAGGTTAGTCTGCTTTTGGCTGAATCCATTCAACAATATCAGATTTTCCAATCGGAAAAATCACACATTCTCACATTCTCCCGACACATGGCTTTGGGGCGGCTGCAATCTCAAGTCGATCGGCTGCATCTGGCCGACAGCGAACAATATTATCAAAATTTCCAGTTGGAAATCTCACGCACTATCACTTTCGCACGCCATAATTTGCACATCAGACAGTCGTTTCCCCAAGGCCGCCCATGCCGCGCGCTTTTCCTCCGCATAGTCGTGGTGCATGTAGTGCCGACGCACCTTGCTGCCTGGCAGAACGTGATTCTGGCAGCGGTCGATGATGTCGAGCGCGACACCAAGCTGCTGCATCATGGTGGCGCCGGTGCGGCGCAGGTCGTGCGGCGTCCACTCTCCATTGGCGCCAGCGGCCAGCACCAGGGTGTTGTCGTTACGCCGGTTCTCGAGCACGCGCGGCGATCCGTCCTTGGCCTTCTTGAACATTACCTGGCGATCGCCCAGCTGTTTGCTGATTGACTTCACGTCGAGGTGGCTGGTGGCGCCCCGATTGGGGAAGCACCATTCAGTGTGGCCGGTGATGGCGTGCAACTCGACGAACTGCTCGAGCGCGAAAGGGGAGAGGTAGACCATGAGGTCGGCCACGTTGTCCTTGACGTTTGCCTTCGGCAGAAACCACTCGCCGGCGGCCAGGTCCACGTGCTCCCACCTGGCCATCGTCATCTCGCCGACGCGGCACAGCGTTGACAGCATGATCCAGATCGCGCGCTCGCTGGTCTTCTCCAGCGGCTGGGCGGCCAAGCGCTTATTGGGCGCGGCGTCGTACTGCTCCCGCATGCGCGCCAGCAGGCCGTGCAACTCGCGGATCTCCTCCGGCGCCAGCACCCGGTCGCGGTAGTTGTCCATGTCGTACTCGGGCGCGACGATCTTCTCGATTTCGATCAGCTCCATTGGGTCACCTTCGACCAAGAGCTTGCGCCATGGCTGCCGCTTGCGCGCCCAGGCAAACATCTGTGTCAGGCTGTTGCGCACCATCACCGCCGACCGGTTGACGCCGCGCTCGACCATCGTGCGCAGCACGGCACGCAGGTGGTGCTCGGTCACGTCCTTGACCGCGATGGCGCCGATGGCCGGCAGCACGTCCACCTTGAACATGCGCTTCAACTGCTCGTTGCCGTCCTTGCGGCGCACGCCGTCGGCAATCCAGGCCTCGAACATATTTTGGACGGTCATGTCCAAGGCTTTCGCCGCTTCGATCGCCGCCAGCTTTTGGACCATTTCCTCTTGCTTGTCGTGTCGGATGATCTTCCGCTCGACGCCTGGGTTGATCCCGGCGCTGACCTTATCGCGTGCGGCATCGCGGGCGGCGCGTATCGTCGCCAAGCTGTCTGCCGGCCAGGCGCCACACGACAGATCCTTGAGCTTCTCGCCGAAGCGGTATCGGTAGTAGAACGAGATCGAGATGCCGCCATCTGACCGAGTCCGTACGCGCCCGAACAAGTTTCCCTCATCCCGCACAACTTCGCCGGCCTGCGCGGCCGTGATCGCTTCTAACCCACGCTGCGTTAATTTTGCCAT